TGTCACCACCACCAGTCCTCCCAGAAAGGAACCTCTGGAATGTTGGGTCGGCGGTTTCAGTTGTCAGCCCAGAACCAGGTTGCAATGCTTGTTGTGTGTAGAACCTGTCTTGTAATGCACGCTGACGGCTTTGTGCAATCGCTCCCTCTAATCCACCACCGGGGCCAATATTAATACCGCGCCCCCTGAGTCCTGCTTCAAAACCGGGGCCAAACTCGAAGGCTTCACGGCGTAGTGCTGGATCAGTTTCGGCACTGGGATCGAATCCAAGACCAGCAAGGCGATCAGCTTCTGCTTGAGCCGCAAGGCGATCAGCTTCTGCTTGAGCCGCATCCAGAGCCCTCTGCATCTTTTCCCGGTCAGTGAGTCCCCCATCGACCACCGTACCATCCTGTGTCTGGGCAGCGGCTTCGTCGCCCTCGAGCTGCTCCTTTGCCTTTGCGTCGTGATACCTGAGGGCCCCGTCTGCTGTGGCCTGGGTGATGCCCCCCAACTCCACGCTTTGGGCAAGGCGCGCTTTGTACTCCGTTCTATTTAGACCCCCCACGGAATAAAGCCCCCAATCCCCATCGACCACCGTACCATCTCCATCCCCTGCCTGGCCCTGAAGCCTCTGAATAATCTCCCAGATTGATGTATCAACTCCGAACTGCTGTTCAAAATCCGGGGCATCCCTTCTCATTGTCGCTATTCCCTGCGCGCTCGCAGGAACCGCTATACCGGCAGACTCTCCAGGTGCGAGGCGCGCTTCGGCTTGCGTTCTCGCAAGGTTGATGTCGGACACGCCAGTTATTAGAACGTACCTTTTGGTTCCGTCGGGCCTATTGATTCTAACGATATACATAGTTCACTTCCCACGGTTTACCTGCTGCCAGGTTATTTTGAACAGAATAGAGAGCCATTACTTCTGTTCTTTATACGTTCGGTTCTAACCCTGCTGCTTCCGCAGCGTTTCTAGGGGCGGTCGTGTTATATCCAGCGTCAGGAGAGGGAGCAGCACTCACACCCTGCGTACCGGCTTGCGCTAATAATCTGGGGTCTGCACCAACTGTAGCAAGGTCTGCCGTACCTTGTACGCCAACATTATCAGGTTGCGGTGTCTGCTGACCAGACATTGCCGCTGCTGGATCGAGGTTGACTGCCTGTTGGAACTGGAACTCTAACGCAAGAGCCTCCATTTCCTCACGGTCAATCTCTCTCTGGATATCTTGTTCGAGAAGTTGGATAACTTCTTCAGGTTCGCCAGAAAGTTTTGCCGAATGCCACTGAGTAAGTAATTCGTACTTCCTGCTTGATGCACGAGTTCGCGCACCGGACATACGACGTTTCTCAAGGTCGTAATCCTGAACCTTGGCAATCTTGGTGGCTGCGTATTGCTTGGATACAAGTGCCGTGCCAGTTGAGGGATCAACTTGAGAGGCCACTTGAGCCGCCTGCCACAAAGCGAAATCGTCCTGTGGCTGTGACTGCCTGAGTTCCACAGATAAAAGATTATGCCCTTTTATGTCATCAGGGGCAATTACCTTGTTAAAGGGTTGGTCAGTATGGGTTTTACCACGAACCTGAATATCTTTATATCGGCCTGATTCGTACTGTTTGCCCAGGTTATCAAGGATGCCTGCAAGCAAAGACTCTACAGCTTTAAGATACGGAGCAACCACTTCAGTATCGGCCTGGCTAAGGATTTGAAGTGCCGCACCAGAAACCGGGGACGTAAGTCTTCCCAGCGCAGGGTCAGAAAGACCGGCATTAGATTCGTCAAGCCTCAATTCCCCTTCCAGTTGACCTGCATCTGCTGTCAGTTGAGATAGTGGAAGAAGCCCAATGTCTTCATTGTTATCAGTTGATAGCCCTACTTCAGACCCGGACTTGAAAGCGTCTTGATCCAGTTCCTTGGTTCCATCACGAGATTTTACGATTAGCGTTCCCTGGACAGCCTTTGACGTAAGTGCCATTCGGTAAGAAGCTAGTCGGTTTACCTGTGGTATTACGTGGCGAAGGGCGGCAAAGATACTGTCTCCAACGTCTTCAATACCTGGGATTTCCCGAGTTCCGTCAATCGTGTCCTTGAGGCTGTAATTCATTACGCCGGGGTTATTGCCGATCAGGCGTATAACAACCGGGAAATTTACAGCAAACGTATCTGTAGGCTTCTTTGCGTACTTGTTATCGACAATAACGCAGTTCATGCGTTTGTCGTTTTGCGTCCAGTAGTAATCAACAACACGGGCCAGTTCATCTTCGTCGTCTTCGTAGCTTTGAGGTGAGTCTTCCAGGTCAAATACAAATTTAGGGTATTCCTCGCGAATATCCTGCCGTGACCTCTGGGTAATAATTGCAGCCCATAAGGGTTCGCCCCGGCCTTTTTCAAACACCAGGTTGCGTGGGTCAATAGGAACAATATCGGGGAGTGTTTCGCCCTGAGCGTCTTTTATCAGGACTGATCGAGTGCCGATCCAGCCTCCACGAACAACAGCATTCCACGCATTTTCGCCCTGTACGGTGGAGTTCATGCCGCTTGATTGCAGGCGTTCGTCTGCCATTTCGAGAATACCGACACACCAACGCTCGTATGCGTTGTTTTTGTCCCTGAACTCCTCGTTATCGGCGTCATCTATAACGCGGATAATTCTTTCTGCGTATCCCACGCCGTTAGAGACTTTGCGTGCGAGGACCTTTGCAAAGTTGGTAGTTATGGCATCTTTTTGCTGGATGCCTTCTGTCGCAAGAGGCACGAACGGGGTGTTCTTCCAGCCCCAGTCGTAATCGCTATCCATGAAAGCTGTTCGCTTCTGGAAGACCTGTTCTTTACGATCAATCTTATTGAGAATGCGCTCAATAGAGCGTTGATCTTTCTTAGATGCCATTACCTATTGTTTCCCATGCGGCGAAGACGTTCTTCTCTTGTGATTACATTGATTTTTTTGGCTTGATTGTAGGCTTCTTTACGCATTTGCCACGCTAATCCGACAGCCATTGGGTAATCGTCGTGAGTTCCAACTATGCCTTCAATTCGTCCGTCTTTATCAGGATTTCTGATTACCGAGGAGAATTGGTTCAGCCCTGTTTTGCTTGGAACAGTAATCAGCCTGTCACGAACAGATTCAATCAATTCGCCCCACAGAATCGTTCTTGTCCGAGCATCTGTGCGCCAGCCGAACTTACCAGACGGCTTACCCTGCGCGTTTCTTCGTTCGTACATGCGCGGATATTTAAGTGACTGCGCTTTTTTAAGCGTCAACTCGCCCCAGTCGTTGTCTTCGATGGCCCAGATCGGGTACTTGTAATCTTCTAACAGATTGACCGATTCCATCGCAAAATGCTCTGGGGCAATCGTGTTCGAGTAGACATCGGCAACAACGTATCCGGTTTCGACATCAATAATAGCAGTAACGGAATAATCTGCGCCAGTTCCGTGTGCCGTGTCGCTGCCTGCGGCGTACCGTTTGCCCACTACGTGTTTCTGGTAGATATTTGCCACGCCATTTCGCGTTTCTACCGGCAGCTTGGTATCGAGTTGCATTGATTCGATGGCATCAACATCAAAAGCTGCCATCACCCTTGACGGGCGCAAGGCTTCGTCTGCTGTTTCCGGGTGTTCCTGCTCCATGTAGAGTTCAGGAGACATACCGTCAGTAACGGGGGCTTCTTTTTGCACTCGGTCGTACCATGCCTGGTCCCGATCTGGCCTGGACCTCCACCCGTTGAAGATGCTTTTGAACCCATTTCCAGGGGCGCGCCGGTGGATTTCCTTGAACAGGGTTCCAGCCTTCTTTTTATTGACCGTGGAACACTGGATGAGTTGTCCCCCCTGGTCAATAGTTGGCTTGATTGCGGCGTAGTTGAGATCAAGATTATCGTGGAAATCGGCCTCATCTTGAATAACGAGTGTTGCTGTCTGTCCACGACCGGCTTTCTCTGTGGATGGGAGTGCGGTGATCTGTGACTTCATGGAAGGAAATTCCATGGTCGTATCGTTATCCCTGCCCAGCCCTACTTTCAGGTGTTGCGGGAGATTTTCGTAAACGATCCTTGCTTTATTCAGGAAGGCCACGGATTCGAGTTGTCCCTGGGAGAACGCCAGTACGTTTGCGCCCTCTTTATACATGGCGGTCCAGAGGGCATAAGATGCAAGTATCCATGAAAACCCGAGTTGCCTGGACTTAAGGACGTTTATGAGTCGTTCCTTGTCAAGTTGCTCGCAGAACTCGACCAGGTACTCCCATTTTTCAAACTTGATAATGCCGCCACGGGACGTTGCTATTGGCGGTTCGAGGATTTGCACAAAATCAAGGAAGTCCTGAAAAGATCTTGATACCAGGGCGAGTTCGATGTCCTGGATGGTGACAGTTTTAGTTGTCATGTGGCTTCTCGGTGTAATTCAAGCACCTTTACGTCTTTTTTTTCTGAAAGTTGTAGATGGGTGGCGCGAAGTTGCTCAAGTGAGAACTCCTGTAGTTCTGTTACATCGTGCGTTGTGTAGGTTTCCACTTGATCCACGAACATTCCGAGTGATTTGCCCAGAAGTTCGAGTGCCCTGATCCTGTCGCTGTCTTTATCCGCTTCTTCGGCCATGTCATACAGTCCCTTAAGGACGTATAGCCGGTCGATCTTTTCCTCAGCGTTCCTGAGGGTTTCCAGTCGTTGCACTTCAGCAACAACGCCCGGTCTTTTCATCAGGCGCGAGCCTTGAACGTCTGCGCTGCCAGGGGCGTAACCTGCTGCGATTGCAGCAAGACGTTGATTGCCCGTCCTCACGTATTCGCGAGCAAACAACTTTCGGCGCATCGAGCCAAAATCAAGTTTCGTGCGGTCGGTGTCCGCTTTTCTGGTCAAATTTGCTCTTCTTCCTCTAGTTTTGCGTCATCGGGGAGTTCGGGGTGGGAGCCGGTCGATCAGATCGAGTTTGTGCCGCCGAATTTCGTCGTGCAGGTCTTGGGGAACACGAGAGCCGGGTCGCAGTTCCAGGTGCTCGCCGTTGGTGCTCATGGTTACGCCAAGTTCATCAAGGTGGCTAATAATCGTGTCGATGATCCACGCTTTGTGAACTGTTTCTACCAGGCATTCACCACAAATAGCCGAGTTTACGCCGTCAATAGGAAACATCAGGTGTGGCTGGGAACTATCACCACAGAAATAACAATTTACAAGTTGCATGTCAGATGCTTCCGTCAGATGCT